AGGACGAGGGCTACGAGGCCCCGCCTCCGCCGGAGGACTACGAGGAGCTGGGCACCGGTTGGCAGGAGCCCTACTACGAGGAGCCTCCCGCACCGCGTCAGCAGCCGCAGCCCGGTATCTACTGCGCAGACTGCCACAAAGAGATCACGGCGGTAAATACCCGGAACGGCGCGGTTTGGACGCCGGACGACATTGCAGGGTACAGTCAGAGGGTTTTCGGACGCATCCTGTGTAATGAGTGCCAGCGCAAGGCAAGAGGAGGCAGAAAATGAGGATACTGCATACCGGTGACATCCACCTGGGCGACCTGGCAGGCCCCACAAAAGACGGCGAAAACCTCCGCCGCCTGGACACGATCGGCTGCATGAAAGCTATCGTGGAGGATGCGCAGAGCATCAAGCCGGAGGTTTCGATCATCGCTGGCGATCTGTTCAACCGCTCCCGCGTTTGGGCTGACACCGCTCTGGACGACGTAAACGACGCCCTGGAGAAGTTCGTCATTCCGCTGTGCGGGTGCAGCGACGAGGTGGTGCTGCTGTTCGGCACCATGAACCACGACAACCCCCGTGCCTTCGAGCTCATTAAGAAGGCGACCGAGAACCTGAGCAATCTTCACATCTACACCACGCCCGCGGTCGAGAAGCTGGACACCAAGGAAGGCCCGGTGCAGATTATGGCTGTTCCTGGTTTCGATAAAGCCCGCCTGCGCCTGTTCTACCCTGGCATGGACAAGGAGGAGGAGAACCGCAACGCGACAGCCCTCATAAACGACACGATTCTGGGCCTTGCAACGCAGCTCGATCACAGCATCCCGGCTGTCATGACCGCCCACTACACCGTGAGCGGCAGCGAGGCGGACAACGGCAGTACCTTCCTGGCGGGACAGGACGTGGTGATTCTGCCCTCCACGATCGACGCGGCAGGCGTTGACCTTGCCTGTTTCGGACACATCCACAAGCCCCAGCGTCTTGCCAGCGAAACTCCGGCCTATTACTGCGGCAGCGTGAACCAGTTGAATTTCAACGACGAGGGCACGGAGCATGGTTTTTGGCTCCACACCTTGCAGCCGATGATGGGCGGCAACGCCGTCGCGTCCGGCTTCATCGGCCTGCCGGAGCGCGAACACCTGACGTTGCGGCTCTCGCCGGACACCGTGGCCCAGTTCATTGCAGACCCTCAGAGCGTCAGCTTTGGGGAGCTTGTAAGGGATAAGATCATCCGGGTGCGCTATTCCTGCACGGCAGAGCAGGAAAAGGCTCTGAACCGGGCCGACATCCAGAAGGCGTTGACTGCCGACGGTGCGTTCTACGTCGCCGAGATCGTCCCGGAGGACGTGGAGGAGCTGGACTCGAAAGACCAGCTCACTGAACACGACGGCCCGTTTGAGGCCCTGGGCCGCTGGCTGGAGCACAACGACATCACCGGCGACAAGGCCGACCGGCTCAAAGTCCTGGCGGAACCGATCATCAAGAAAGCGGACGATGGCCGGGACGACGGGAAGCACACGGGAGCCTTCATCCCGCACAAGATCGAGGTCAAGAACTACCGCAGCTATACGGAGGCTGAGTTTGATTTTGGGCCGGTGCGCATGGCTATGGTAAACGGTCAGAACGGCGTCGGCAAGTCGTCCCTGTTCATGGACGCGATCGCCGACTGCCTCTATGAGCACACCCGCAAAGAGGACATCGGCGGCTGGGTGCGCGACGGTACGAAGAGCGGCGCGATCACATTCACCTTCGGCATGGGCGGCCAGGAGTACCGCGTTATCCGCACCCGCACGAAGAGCGGACGCGGCACGCTGGCTCTTCAGCGGCTCGACCTGGAAGCTGGTTCCTGGGCGGACGAGAGCGACACCACCATGAAGCTGACTCAGGCGAAGATCGAGCGGCTGCTGGGTATGGACTGCGATACATTCTGTTCGATCGCCCTCATTCGGCAGGATGCCTACGGCCTGTTCCTGGACGCGGATAGCGACCGGCGCATGGAGGTTCTGAGCTCGCTGCTGGGCCTGGGCGTCTACTCCCGCATGGAGGAAATCGCCAAGGACGCAGCCAAAGAGCAGCGCAGGAAGATCGCGGCGACCAAAGACCGCATCGACGTCCTGACTGAACAGGTCGAGAAGCGCGAAGACCTCATGATCGAGGACGCGGCCAAGGTGGAGAAGATCGAAGAGGCCAAGCGGACGATCGCGGAGGCGGAGCAGGAGCAGAAGGCTCTCGAACAGGCCGAGGCTCTGGCCGCCGAGATCAAGAAGCAGGCCGATGAAAAGGACTCCCAGGCCGCGGAGTGTACCCGGAAGCGCAACCAGAAGGCCGACGAGGGAGTGAGGCTCCAGAGCGAGTACGACGCGGCAGCCGCCGACGGTGCCCGCCTGGACATGGCTCGCACC